CCATCCTCCCATGGGTGGTCAGGCTTGAACAGCGGATGAAAATCGAGTTGCTCTCCCCGCAAGACCGTGTCACGCATTTCATCAAGTTCAATGTTGACGGCCTGTTGCGCGGAGATATCACCAGCCGTTTTGCGGCCTACCAGGTAGCCAAGCTCAACGGCTGGATGAATGCCGACGAAATCCGACAGCTGGAGGATCAAAACCCGCTGCCGAATGGCTTGGGGCAGGATTACTGGCAGCCGATGAATATCGGCATCGTGGGGCAGCCGCGTGAGCCGAAGATGAACGGTGCACCATCAAACCAGATCGAAGAAGGGAGCCTCCTATGACCAACGATGAACGCGAGGAACTGCAGCAGTTAGAGGTGGCTGACCGGGCAGGCCAGATCCTGACCGGTGCTGAGCGCGGTCGATTGGTCGATCTGCGGCGGGCAGAAATTCTCGACGCAGTTGCACGCATGTTGTCGCCCGTGAATCCCGCCACCGCCGACATGGAGATACGCTGATGCCGCCTAGTGCCACCATCGAGCGTCGCATGCTTGATCTAGCTGAGCTGCGGCTCGATGGAGAAAACGATCAACGGACAATCCGTGGCTATGCCGCCGTGTTCGACTCCTTGAGTCAGCCGTTGTTTGGCTTCCGAGAGGTGATCCGGAAGGGGGCGTTTAAGAAAACCGTGCGTGAGTCGGATATTCGTGCGCTATGGAACCACGACCCGAATTTTGTGCTCGGCCGGAAGTCCGCGCGCACCTTGCGCCTGGAAGAAGACGAGAAAGGGTTGATCACGCGGATCTTCCCACCGAGCACACAATGGGCGCGCGACCTGTTGCACTCTATTGAGCGTGGCGACGTGTCGCAAATGTCGTTTGGGTTTCAATCGGTGAAAGATCGGTGGTTGCCGGCAGGCGAAGATGGCCTGCCGGTGCGCGAGTTGCTGGAGGTGCGGCTGTTCGATGTGAGTCCGGTGACATTCCCTGCCTATCAGCAGACCGAGGTGCATGTTCGATCCATGATGGAGTCCGTTGTCTCACGGATTGAGCGTGGGGGGCTATCTCGTGACGAGCGAAAGGCCCTGCGCACCGTTATTCATAGTCTTGAGGAGTCATTGACGGATGAGCCGAGTTCGTCTCACTCGTCCACAGAACAGCCAGAGCCGGGCGCATCCCACTCTGAATCGCAGCATGGTCGGGAGCCGGGAGAGTCCTCCCACTCTGAGGAGCGACAGCGCACGCTCCGTGAACGACGCAGGCGCTTGTTGGAGTTAGCCATCTAAGGGAGGGACATCATGAGCAAGGTGGATTTAGCGGCACTGAAGCGAGCGCAGATTGAGGACGGGAGCGCGTTGCGCGTGCTCCTCGATAAAACTGAAGTCGAAGGGCGGGATCTGACGGCTGATGAATTGAAACAGTATGACGAAATCGAGCAGCGGATGGCCACTCGCAAAGAGCGGATTGTGCGAGAGGAGCGGTTACGACAGATGGAATCAACCATGGCGGCACCGGCCAATCAACCGGCGACTCGTCCGAATCCTGCCGATGGTGACGGCCAGCCGGCGGCGCGTTCCATCGTCCAGCATGAAGTCCGATGCATGGTTGTGCAACGTGACGGCACATATAAAGAAGGACGGGCCATTGATCCGGTCAAGGAATTCCGTACTTTCGGCGATCAGCTTACGGCCATAGTTCGGGCGGGGCGCACAGGCGAGATAGACCCACGCCTCTTGCAGTTGCGTGCTATTTCAGGTGCCAGCGAAACCGTACCGGCCGATGGTGGATTCTTGGTACAGACGGACTTTGCCAGTGAGATCGTGAGCCGATCCTATGAGATGGGGCAACTCCTGTCTCGTGTACGACGCATTCCTGTCGGGCCCAACTCCAACGGCCTCAAAATGCCGGGGATTGACGAAACCAGCCGCGTGACCGGTTCGCGGTGGGGTGGTGTCCAGGTCTATCGCACTGGAGAGGCCGGCGACTTAACCTCCAAGAAGCCGAAGACGCGGATGATGGAATGGTCGCTGAAGAAGCTGACGGGTCTGGCCTATGCCACCGATGAACTGCTTCAGGATTCAACAGCCATGGAAGCCGTACTGTCTCAGGCGTTTCAAGAGGAACTCACCTTCGCCGTAGAAAACGAAATCATGAGCGGATCAGGTGCTGGACAGATGCAAGGCATCATGAACAGTAATTCGCTGGTGACCGTGGCAAAAGAAACGTCACAAGTGGCGACGACGTTTGTGGCGGAAAACGCCATCAAGATGTGGTCGCGGTGTTGGGCTCGCAGTCGCCCGAATGCGGTCTGGTTCATCAACCAGGACGTGGAACCGCAACTGTTACAGATGAACATTAAGATCAAGAACGTCGCGGGGTCTGAAAATGTCGGCGGGATGCCGGTCTATCTGCAGGCTGGCACGATTGCCGGATCGCCATATGGGACGCTGTTTGGCCGTCCGGTTATCCCTGTCGAGTATTGCCAAACGCTCGGCACCGTTGGCGATGTGGTGCTGTTCGATCTGAGCCAGTACATCATGATCGAAAAGGGCGGGGTGCAGACGGCTTCAAGTATGCACGTCCGATTCCTGAACGATGAGCAGACCTTCCGCTGGACGATGCGGAACGATGGGATGCCGACATGGAACGCGGCATTGACGCCATTCAAAGGGACCAACACGTTAAGTCCCTTTGTCTGCACGGCAACACGCGCCTAGGTCTGAATGCAGCGATAGCGGCTCCTGGCTGATCCGGGGGCCGCATGGTGATGGATACTCAACCAGAGAGGGAACCATGGGAAAACACTTAGTCGAACAGGTCAAGCTTCTCAGAGGGGCAGAGCCGAAGAGCTATTCCGGCGCAGCAATGGCTGATGCTTATGTGAGTCTCAAGAATTACGCCACGCTCACCATCAAAATCTCAACCGGAGCATGGGCCGGTGGAACAGCGGCCGTCACGCTAACGCAAGCAACGGCTATCGCCGGGACCGGTGCGAAAGCGTTGGCATTCACTGATTACTGGGACGATCTGACGACAACGGGAACGCTTGTCAAGAAAGCGGCAACCAGCAATACCTTTACCCTGGGCACGGCGAACAAAAGCTTCGTTATCCATGTCGATGCCAGCATGCTGGATGTGGACAATGGGTTTGATTGTGTGACGCTTGCAATCGCCTCCCCAGGGGCGAATGCGGATTTTTATTGCGTGGAATATATCCTGAGTGGTGCGCGGTACCAGCAATCGACACCGCCATCAGCGTTGGTTGACTAAGAGGAGCGCAGCTAGTCATGCCCATCACCACCGTCGCAGCGTGCAAAGCCTTTCGTGGCATCGAGGCGGGCAACGCCGAGCATGACGAGGAATTGGCGCGGCTGATTCCGGCCGTGCAGGCCTTCCTGGAGGAGGAATGCGGACGTGTGTTCGACCAGGGGACGGTGACGGAGTATTTCCACGGTGATGAGTGGAGGGGTCGGCTCATGGTGAGCCGTCCGCCTCTCATCAGCATTACGAATCTCTGGGACGATACCACGCGCGTCTATGCCACGGCGCTCGATGCGGCCACCTACTGCATCGACGACGCCACGGCGGGGATTGTGCGGCTGCTCGACGGACGCACATTCAGCCCTGGCGTGCGGAATATCAAGGTCGAGTACGTCGGCGGGTATGCCACCATGCCGGCGGATCTGGCACAGGCGGCCATCGAGATGGTGTGGGCGGCTCGCGAGAAGGGCGTCCACAATCTGGTCGGGGTGCGATCGCGCAGTGTCGCTGATGGCAACATGCAATGGGTCAACCTGGACTGGGGCTCCATCAATCTTGCGCCGATCATCAGCAAATACAGCCTCAAAACGGGGGTGGCCTGATGGTACACGTCAAGGTTGATCGCACGCGCCTGTTAGATTACGCGAAAGCCGGGAAAGAGGCGGTGCGCAAAATTCGGAAGGCGATGTATCGCATCATGAATGCCGGACGGAAAGAATCGCGGCAGCGGATCAGCGCCAAGTTTGCCTCACGGACTGGGGGTTTACGTCGGCGTGCGAGGCGGATGCGGTCAAAGGTCGATGTCAAGAGCTACGAAATCAAGGGGCGGGTCAAGCCGCTCCCCCGACTGCTGAACATCTTTGAGGGCGGGGCCACGCTCTCGCAGGGGCGGGGCTTTATCCAACCGCGTCCAGTGGTGGGGCCAGGGCAGCAGGCCATCGACAAGACGGCTGTGAAGGAATTGAACGCGGTCATGTCGGGGATAGGGAAATGAGCGCATCGCCCATCAGAACACATGTCCGTGACTCTATTGTGGCACGGTTTCAGGCGTTGAAAGATTCTGGTCACGCGAGACAGTCGGACTTCGAGGTATTGCTGCGGTGGATCAATCCCGATCAGAGCACACAACGGAGCACAGTCTGTGTCATTGCCACGGATGAGCAACGCGAATCGCTGTCGCTCAGGGATGACCGATACAACCTCACCGTGACGTGTGTGCTAGTGGCCAATGACAGCACGGACCCGCGTGCGCGGCTAGATCGCATGATCGAAGACGCGATCGAGACGGTCTTGTTGGCGGCATCCACGTTGCGGAATGACGGGGCCATTATTAAGGCATCGTTAGATGCCATTGAATCAGACGAAGGCGCATTGGCCGCTGGCCCATGGGCGCAAGCGGTGATGCGCTGGACGATCCAGCATACTCGGGCGGCACTGGTCATATAAACGAATACGGAGGATATCATGCCATCCAAGGCAGTCTCAGCATACGGCACCTTGTTGAAGATCGGCGACGGCGCTGACCCCGAGGTGTTCACGACCGTGGGCGAAGTGCAATCCATCAGCGGGCCCTCGTTCGAGATTCAAGAGGTCGATGTCACCACGCACGGCTCGGCGGCGGCTGGCTCCTATATGGAATCACGGCCCACGCTGATCGATCCAGGGTCCGTGGAGTTCGACATCAACTATGTGCCGGATGATGCCACGCACATCGCCATCCGCACGGCGGCACTGGCCAAGACCGTGAAAAACTGGAAGCTGGAGCTCCCTGGCGCCGTGCAGACCATCAGTTTCAGCGGCTACATCAAGAGCATGCCGCTGGAGTTCCCGATCGATGATGTCATCAAGCAGAAGATCAGCGTCCGGCTCACCGGCGCCGTGACGTTCGCATAAGCGTGTGCGACGGACAAGAGCGAGGGACACAGACACGACACCTAAACCAGTGAGGAGGAGCACCCATGCCACGCACCACCATCACCGCACAGCAACCACAAGGTCCGTGGGTCACGCTGCCACCAGCGGCGGATGCATTGGATCTCACGATGACGGCCGCCGACGTGGCCAACAAAAACCAGACCTTGCTCAATGGCCCGCTCTTGCTCATTGCGCAGAACAGCGGCGCCTCCCCCTACACCATCACGCTCAGCAGCATCGCCGACAGCAAGCTGCGCACGGGCGACATCACGGCCTACAGCCTGGCCGCAGGCGATATTGCGGCGTTTTGGATCAATCGCACCGAGGGCTGGCTCCAGGCCGACGGGTATCTGTACTACGAGGCCAGCAACGTGGCGGTCCTGTTCGCCGTGCTGAAACTGTAGCGCGCGCGACGAGACAGACTGAGCACGCAACCGAACGACACACACGGGGGACACATGGACAACGGAGACGAACTACTCAGCGCCGACGAGATCCTCAGCATGGACGACATCCCGACCGAGGAAGTCGCCGTCCCTGAATGGCAGGGGCGCAAGGTGCTGGTCTGCGGCCTCACGGCGGCGTCGAAGAATGCCTATGAGGCCTCGCTGGTCGAGATTAAGGGCCAAAGCCGCAAGATGCGGCTGGAGAACGCCACGGCCAAGTTGCTCGTGCGCACCCTGGTCAATCGCCAGCGGCAGCCGATCTTTACCGAGGCGCAGATCGAGCGTCTTGGGACCAAGAGCGCGTCGGCGCTGGAGCGATTGTCCAAAGTGGCGCAACGCCTGTCGGGCATGACGCAGGCCGAGGTGGAGGAGATCGTAAAAAACTCCGACGCAGCCCAGAGCGGCGATTCGCCTATCGCCTCGCTCTGAGTCTGGGTGAACCGAACCCGGACAGGCTGCTGCGGAGCCTATCGGCGCGGCAGTTCGCGGAATGGCAGGCCTACGCCTCGCTGGAACCGTTCGGACCGCCGGCGGCGTTCTGGCAGGCGGGCATGATGGCCGCCGCCATCGCCAACGCGAATCGCGGCAAGCATCAGAAGCCGTTTAAACCAGAGGATTTCATGCCCAAGAGTTTCCATCCAGAGCCGGTCGAGGCCAGCGCCGAGGAGGCCACTGAGGCCATCCGCGCGCGGTTCCAGGCCCTCGCCCAGGCCCAGCAGAAAGGCCGGCGCTGATGGCCAACCGGATCGTCCTGGAGCTGCTGGCGGATAGCAACCCGCTCCTCAAGGGGCTCGATCGGGCCCAGCGCAACATGGACCGGTTCATGCGGAGCGCGGACGCAGTCGGGGCCTCGCTTGGCAGCGGCGTCAATCGGGCCCTGGATACATTCAGAGGCCTGGCCGACGGTGGCGCCAATGCCGCCGGTGCCCTGGCCGGCGCCTTTGCCGTGGCAGCGACCGCGGCGTTCACCATGACCGTGCAGGCGGGGAAAGTCGCCGAGCAAACCGAGATGCTCGCGCAGAAGACCGGCATCGCGGCCGCGAGCCTCGAAGGCATGAGCGTCGTCATGGCAAGGACGGGCATCGAGGCGCCGCGCATTGCGCAGGCGATCGGCACGCTCTCTCGACACATGGGCGAGATCGACACGGGCACATCGGCGGGCGTACGGGCCTTGCGCGAGCTGGGGATCACCATGGAGACGGTCGAGGCCGGCACCGGGACGACGATGCGGGCCATTGCCGACGCCTTTGCGCGGATGCCGGACGGCGCGGACAAGGCGCGGATCGCCATGGATCTGTTTGGCCAGGTCGGGCTCGACCTGATTCCGATTCTGAATCAAGGCTCAGCCGGGATCGATGCCGCGATGCAGAAGTCAGCGGAGTTTGGGCTCATCCTCTCCGACACCGCCCGAGGATCGCTCTCCGCCTTCGACGACGCGATGGACGATCTGCAGCTGGCCCTCAAGGGGTTTGCGACACAAGTCGGTGTCGCCTTTGCGCCCTCGCTCACGGCGCTGGTCAACTGGTTCACGCAGGCGATCATCACGGCCAAAGATATGTTCAACAAATTTTCCGACGCGGCGGAGACGCTCACCATTCGCCTCTCGGGCATGGTGACGAGTCTCGAGCTGATCGGTAAGCAGCTCTTTTCCACCTCGGCCCTCTCGGCCGAGGCCTGGGCGCAGACCATGGAGCAAGTCACGGCGATCGATGCCTGGGCGACGGCAGAACGTCAGCGCGTGGCCACCATGCGCGAGGCTGAATCAGAGCTGGCCACGCTGGCCGAGCGGCAAATGACCGCCGCAGCGGCGGCAGAGGCCCATGCGGCCAGCCAGCAGCAGCTCGGCGAGAACATCGTCAAGACCACACAGGCCCAGCTCTCCCAGGCTGAGGCGCTGAGCAAGCAGATTTTCCAGGGAATCTTCGATGCAGAAGAGGCAGCCTCAAAGGCCTCGTATCTCGCCGGTCCTGACACGAATTTCTTAGACTCTGGGCAGCGCGAACAGCTGATGGGCAAGACCATCATCGCGAATTACCAGGCACGGCAGCGCGCCTCGCAGCAGGTCGTCGATCTCTTGCAGGCCGAAGAGGATGCCGTGCACGCGCGGTTTCTCGCGGAGATCGAGGCTGAGGGTCAGGCTCAAGAGGCACTCGGTCGCTACATCGTCGAGCAGACGCAGGCGGCGATGCAAGTGAAATCCGTCTGGGCGATCACCATGGAGCAAATGGCCCAGTCAGGGCAGCAGGCCTTCGGGATGATTCGCAATTCATTCGGGCAGGCCGTGGCCGGCATGGCGCTGGGCACCGCGACGTTTCGGCAGTTCATGGATTCGATGTACAGCACTCTCATCAATTCGACCGTACAGTTCGGAATCAACATGGCGTTGCAATGGGCACAACAGGCGGCGACGGCAACAGCGATGAAGAGTGCAGAGGCGACAGCGGTTGTCGGCATCAATACGGCGAAAAATGCCGCGATTGTGGCCGGAGATGCTGCTGGGGCGGGAGCGACAGTCTCGATTTGGGGCGGGGCTGGCGCGGCAATGGTTGGGCTGTTCGGGACGATTACGGGAGCGATTCAAGGCCTAATCATGGGGACGATTTTCCCGGCACTCGTCGAGACGGGCGGTGCGGTAGTTACCTTTCTCAGTGGGATCGCCTCAGCTCTAGATTCCTCTGTTGTTGGGGCACCATTTTCAATTCCGGTGTGGGCGGCGGTGGCGCTCGTGGGTGCGGCAATCGGCACCATTGCGGCCTTTGCCTTCAAAGACGGCGGCATCGTCACGGGTCCCACCATGGGGCTGATCGGCGAGGCGGGGTCGAATGAGGCGGTGATTCCGCTCAACAGCCGCGGCGCGGCCTTCATGCGCGAGGCCTTCGGCGGGATGGGCGGCGGGAATCGGCCTATTCAGAATCGCATCTATCTGGATGGGCGAGAAATCGCCGTTGCGCTCTCTGATCGGCAGCCGAGCGCGTTGCGGCTGATGGGGGCACTGTCATGACCCATTCGGCGATGCTCAGGGTCATGGCGAGCGGTTCGATGAGGATCACCCCAGGCGAGGTCGAACCATGATGGCGGGTGGCGCGGCAGTCGGCTCGGTGTCCGTCGGATCGGTCTTGCAAGATCCCGGCGCGATCGTGGACGCCGTTGCGCTCAATCCTGTGCGGCTCACTGTCCGCGGCGCGGATGTCGGCGCGGCCTTCTCGGCAGATTCGCTGGATCTCACGGAGACGCAATCGCAGGCCACGACCTGCCGATTTGTGCTTGTCAATCCCGACGTGGCGCCGGCGGTGGGCGATCCGGTGACGGTGCGATTTCATGACTATCTGCTGTTTGCCGGGACGATTGATCGAGTGCACACAGAAACGGCCGGGCTGTCCGTCTTTCTGTATTCCTGCGACTGTATCGATCCCTCGTTGACCGTGATGCGCCGACGGTTGAGACGCAATTTCACGCACGCGCCGATCCACACAATTCTGACCTCGATCCTCGACAACGAATTGGCCGGCGAGATCGTGTCCATCGGGACGATTGATAGCCGGGCCACATTGCCGCTTGTGGATGCGCAGAACGCACCCATCTACGACGTCTGCCGCGAACTGGCGGCGATGACCGGGCAAATCTTGACGATCGATGGCGATGGACGAATCCAGATGCGGAGCAGTTCGGTGATGACCGCTCCGGTGGCCGTGACGGAGGCGAATTGCGAACTCGCGGGGACCGGCGTGGAGGATGACCGTGAGACCTATCGCAATGTGCAGCTGGTGATTGTGACGGGCACGCCGGCGCAGGGCGAGGATGCCAGTGTCGTCGTGGTCGAGCGCCGGAACGACGATCAGATCGCGGAGCGTGCGGCCATTGAGGGCGGCACCGGGCAGTACGAGTCGATCGAAGAGATCACGCATCCGGCGACCAATCTGTCGGCGGACCTCTCGCTCTTGGGCATCGGAGTCGCCAATGCCCTGTTGGCGTTGGCGGGGGTGCCGAGGCGGACCTTCTCATGCGTGATCCGTGGCTATGGATTTCGGGCAGGGCAGGTCTGCGCGGTGACGCTGCCGACGTTCGGGGTGAGCGGCTCGTTTCAGGTCCAGCGCGTGCGGATTCGGACCGCCGCCGGGACGGGTACGCTCGTGCAATCACTCGACCTGACCTCATCCAGTTTGCAGCAACGTGCGTACGAACGGTGGCTCGCCGTCGTGCGCCAAGGCAAAGTGTTGGTACATCCGCCATCCCCGATCACGAATAACGCACAGGTCTACAACACGCCGGGGAGCTATCAATTTGTCATTCCGGCTGGCGTCAGCACGGTCGAAGTGGAAGCCTTGGGGGCCAGTGGCGGCGGCGGCGGCAGCGTGAAAATTACCCAACCCAGCACGGGTGGCATTTACGATCAGGCTGCCGGAGGCAATGGGGGCAATGGCGGGCGGGCGATGTCCATTGTGTCCGTCGTTGAAGGGCAGACCCTGGATATTGTCGTGGCGAGCAAGGGGAACGGCGGGAGTCGGGCCAGTTATGCCGCGTCTGTCAATCCGGCGGCCTATGCCGGGAACGGCACAGCGGCATCAGGCAGTACCTACGTCCAGCGTAGCGGCGTCACGCTCTGTCTGGCTGGTGGCGGGGGCGCCGGCCAGGGGGCCAAGGCGTATGGCATAGACGCCACCGTGGGGGCCAACGGCACGGCTGGCTCTGGCTCCGGCGATGCCGTCACGACCGGCGGCGGGAAAACCGGTGGGGCAGGCGGCCCGCCCTGGACACACGGATCAGCTGGATCAGACGGCTATGTGGAGGTGCGCTGGTGACGACGCGACGGGTGAAAAATTTTGCCAAAGGCACAGTCTCAGGAACCTATGGTGCCGGAGATACCAGTATCACGCTCGCGACCGGCCACGGCTCGCGCTTTCTGGATCCGGCGACGGATGGCCCCTTTGCGGTGGTCTGGTGGAACGCCACGGATTTCGCCGATCCGGCGGATGATCCCAACCGTGAAATCGTGCTCTGCACGGAGCGATCCGGCGATGTCCTGACCTTCGTGCGGGGCCAAGAGGATACGGCAGCATCGACCAAGAATGCCGCCGGGACATACAAGGTGATCGCACCAATCACGGCCGTGGCGTGGAATTCCGACGAGACGCTCTCGCAGACGTTCCGCGGCCTATCACTGCGCACACATCCCGACGCGGATCTCGCGCACAAACAGACCGTGTTTAGTGCCGACGTGATCGTGATGCACGACGGCGAGGCGGTGGAGAACTGGTCGGATGTGGTTACGGACATCACGGTCAGCGGCGCGGGCGGGCTCGATACCGGGTCAGAGGCCGTCTCGACCTTTTATAAACAATACGCGATCTATAACGGGACCGACAAAAAAGGCTGTTTCCACCGCGATCGCGATTGGTTTCTCGACCTGGACATCACCGCCGGCGAAGACGCATCGCAAGGCATTCGCTCAGCGGTCGATAACTCCACCGTGAAGGTGTCCCAGGGGATTACACCCGTCACGGCCGGGAAGCTGGTGATGATCGACGTGAAGGTGGTCCGGACTGGCTCACCGACCGGCAAGATCTGGTGGACGCTCGAATCGAATAGCGGCGGCGTCCCGAGCGGGACCGCGCTGGCGACGAGCTGGAAATTTGACGTGAGCCGCATCCCTACGACGGCCGTCGAGATGCGGGTACCATTCTGGGTTCCATACTCAGTCTCCGCCTCCACGCTGTACCATGTCGTGGCCCAGGGCGATTACACGGTGAGCGGGTCGAACTATATCAGTTGGCGCATGGACGGCTCGGCGGCATCGTATGCAGGAGGATCAAAAGCCCTCTGGGATTCAGACAGCACGACCTGGACGCCGGACACGGATGATGATTTGTGGCTCCGGGTGTACATCGAGCGGAACAACGTCGATTTTTCGACCACCGTCCCCGCGGGGTACAGCTACGCCCATATCGGCTACGCCTACAACGACAGCGCGGGAAATCTCACGCCGTTTGTGCAACATGACCGCCGATGGCATCATCGCATTATGTCCAACGCATTAGTGGTCAATGAGACCTCTTCTTCGCCGACGCTTGTTGACCTCGCGGCGTACATTCCACCTAGTTCAATAATAGATATCGTACTGGGGTTAACGAATACAGGCGCAGCGGTTGCGCGCGCCAATGTCGGCGATATTACGTGCATAGATGTCACGAGCGCGTCAGTTACTGGCAACATGATTCCGCTCGGGACTGATACTGTGTCCGGCGAATTTATGACCTCCTTGTCGCCGCCCGTTCCGATTGTGTACCAGGCCATTATGATTGATGCAACTGCTGGGGCGGATCTGTATCTGCCTGGGTTTGCATGGTGAGGTGATGCAATGTGGTACCGCTACCGACTGAGTGACGGCCAGTTTCTCTGCGGCATGCCAAGCCGGCCGGACTGGGATCCGACTACGGAGGGCTGTTGGGACTACCCACGGCATCTCCGACCAGACATTCGTCTGCACCGGTTTGACGCTGCTGCGCCGGATAAGAAGCGATTGGCCACGGCCGAGGAGTTGGCGACGTTCGACGCCGAGCGGCTGCAGCAGATGGCGGTGGCGGAGCTCGACGGGCGGAAAGACATAAAGGCGATGGTGCTGTGGGTCGCGCAGAAGCTAGGAATTCCGCCGGCAACGGCGCGGGCGGAGATGATCGAGATCAGAAAGGGGCTGTGAGTCACATAAGAGGAGGGGCCATGGAACTCAAGCGGATCTATGCGAAGCCGGAGGGGTGGGAGCCGATCAGGAATGTGCGGGATGGATTCGGGCGGCTGCCAGACTCCCATCGCGCGGAGGGCGTGTTGCTCAATCCGCCGCCGCTCAGCCATATCGAGGTCCGCCATACCGGGCTGGATGCCCGGCAGCATTTCTCGACGCGCGTGGTCACGGGGGCCATTGCCGAGGGCTGGATGGCGATCCGCGACGGGCAGCTCATCGTCTACGCCAGGCCGGAGAATCTGACCTACAACATTCTGCAGGTGCCCGGGCGCTACTCCTGCTTCGACGGCGCGAAGCTCCCCGACGACGAGGGCGATACCGGCGCGGCGGCGCGGGCGGTCATTGCCGAGCGGCATCCGGGCCAGGTCTCGCCGGACCCAGCGCATCCAGGCGGCTACTACAAAATCAATCATTACGTCTGCGAGTTGGACGCGGCGCAGCAGGAGCGGTTTCGCCTGCGGAAAGGGAAGAGGTAGGCACACATGGCGAATCAGATGTTCAACATCGCGCTGGGCCGCATGACGGAGTGGTACATCCGCATCGACGGCAACGATCCGGCGAACTCGGCCTTCATCATTGTCATCCTGGCGACCGCGGGCATGGAGTCCGACGCGACCCTGAAAGACAAGGACGATCTCGCCGCCGTCGTCGCCGGCACCACCAACGAGGTGACGAATACCGGCTATGCCCGCAAAACCATCACCGACGCCGACCTCGTGGCCTTTGCGCCCGACGACACGAACGATCGGGTGGATCTGGATATTCCGGATCAGACCTGGACGGCGGTCGCGGCCGGCGACGGCTGGAATGATCTGCTCGTCTGCTACGACAGCGACACCACGGGCGGGACCGATGCGGGCATCGTGCCGGGCACCATGCATGATTTCGTCGTGACGCCGGACGGCAGCGACATCACCGCGCAGATTGCGGCGGCGGGATTCTACCGCGCCAGCTGATGACCTGGTGTCCCTGGCACGAGCCGGACAACGGCGGGCTGGATCGGATCTGTCTGAAATGCCTCAACCGTGAATTGGCGCGAAAGGAGCCGACGCATGAACCGAATCCTGATTATTGCGATCTGTGCGGGAGTGTTACTTGCCGGTTTGCCCTCCTGGGCGTCTGCGCAGACTGACGTCCTCGTCGTGGGGCTCGCGTCGGCACAACTCCAGTGGGACATCCCGGCACATGACGAGTGGTCCGCCCCGGAGCGGTACGTCGCCACCTGCACCTCGCCGAATCAACCTGGGCCGGCCACTGGCTCGGTTCTGCACCCACAACATACGATGCCGCTGGTGGATCTCCTGCCGGGTCGCGGGACGTACACCTGCACCGTCCGGGCGGAAAACGCCGCAGGGGCGAGTGAAGAATCGAATGAGGCGATGGCCAAGATCGTCGGGCCTCCGCCCGTCGTCGGCAACGTGCGGATCGAGGTGCGGTAGTGGCGGAGATCCTCGTCAAAGCGGTCAGCGCCGATCATCCCGATCCGGTCAAAAGTGTGCGTGGGTGCTACAAGCGTGGCATGCCCGTGGTGGTCATGCCGGACGGGCATCCCTGGGGCAATGAGGAGCGGCTCCCGAAGTTTGTTGTATTACGGATACCGCTTGTTCCGGTGGCTAAAGCTCAGAAGTATATCGCAGGACAAATTGAGAACGATGTAGTGATGCGGCGGCGACTCTGGATCATCCGCTGGGATGACCTGCCGCAAGTTGCCAAAAACAAATTGGCGACAAACGGCGAACTCACGATCAAGGCGACAGCCGCATACACCGGCCCGAGTGACTACACCTGGGCGCAGATCAAATCCTATTTTCGCAACCGGTTGACCGGGTTAGACGAGGCTGAGGAGCTATAGCGATGGCCACTCGCGTCTATTTCTCAGACACGGCGGCATCTCCCGTGACGCCGCCATCAGCGGGGGCGGAGTGGGAGCACAACAAAGGCCTGGTGCGCAAGCTGCTGCTCGCGCCAGATAGCAGTGCGCTCTTCACTGACGCCTACACTCCAGATGCTGCGGATCATGGTGCTGATGAAGACGCATTGCATCGTCGGTTTGTGAGCGACTACCTGGCCGCGCAGACCTTGAGCGGCAACGTGAGCGGGCAGTTTCAGTGCCTCGAAGATCACGCGAACAACAACCAGTTTCTCACGCTGAAAATCTCCGTCATCAGCAATGATGGGGCAACGACACGGGCCACGTTACTCTCCATTGCCCGCGCAGCGTCCGAACTGGATACCGTGCTGACCAACCGCTCGTTCTCGTCAACGGCCCTATCCTCCTATACCTGCGTGGCAGGCGATCGGCTCTTGGTGGAGGTCGGCATTGGGGGATCACCAGGCGGTGGCCCTGGAACACAGGGGCACAACGGAAGCATTCGATGGGGCTGCTCGGCGACGAGTGGCGATTTGCCCGTTGACGAGACCACGACCGTGACCACGTATCGGCCATGGGTCGAGTTTTCGTCAACGTTTTCCTTTGCACCATTGACCGTCACCAAAACCGTGAAGCCGAGCGGGGGTGATTACTCCTCTCTCTCCGCATGGGAAGCGGGCGAGCAGGGCGACCTTGTCACAGCCGACGAAATCCGGCAGGCAGAGTGTTACGCCATGTCGGACACGACTGCTGTCACAATTGATGGATCGACGACGGACGCAACACGATATCTCCGGATCTACACACCTGCGAGTGAGCGGCACGACGGGAAATGGAACGCAAGCAAGTATCGGATGGAGGTCACTGATAGTTCCGGCATCCAGCTAATGGATGAATTTATTTACCTGGATGGCCTGCAAGTCAAGATCACCATCAGTGCCTCTGCCGTGCATCACAAATGGGCCATCTCATTCCACCACAACTACTCAACCACCTCAGCCGCAAAGCAGTATTGCTCAAACACTATTTCCGTGATTGATACGTCTGCTGGATCAGACAATCTCGGATTCGGTGGTTTT